CGCGAAGCGCGCAGCCACCCGGTAGTTGCCGTTGCCGATGGCCAGCTGCTCCAACCCGCTGGTGACCGCCACCGTCGAGGAATCGGCCCATGTGGTCCCGTACCGAACCTCGTACTGAGGGTTCCTGGGATCGATCACCGGCTGCCAGACCAGCGCCGTCAGGCCATCTCGGTAGACGCTGGTGAGCCCCGTGACGGTGGGTAGCGGCGCCTGTAGCCCGACGACCTCGTAAGCAATGGTCTTGGGCTCGCCGGCGCCCGTGCTGCCCTTGGGCGTGACCGTGATCGTGACGGAGTCGCCCGTGGACACCAGCAGCTCCGCGCTACGTTCGTCGAGCGTCTGCGACATGCGCCGCTGGCCGTTGACCGTCACGACGACGAGCGCCGGCATGCTCCGGCTCAACACCCAATTGAACGACAGTCGTATCTGGTCGGCCGAGACGCTGACGATCTGCTCGGACGCGAAGATGTTGAACACGACACCCGCCAGCAAGCTGCCGTCGCTGGGCGGCGTGTACCGATACGGGTTGCTCTCGCTCGCGTAGTACTGCGGATCGTCGTCAATGGCCTGGAAGCGAACGCCGTCGTTGACGGGTTCCACGGAGACGATCTTGAAGCGCCGGCCCGGGGTGGCCAACGGATCGAACTGCCAAGCCCAGTCCAGCGGCTGGGCGTCCTCATAGCCCGGATCTCCGGGCATCGGGAAGCCGTCCAGATCGGTGGTGATCGTCAGCTCGGCCGCATCGCCAACCGCCGAGGTCACCGACACCGTCTTCATCTGACCCTCAGGGCCGCGCAACAGGACCGTGCCGCCGCCATCCGAGGGGACCGGATTGTCCAGCACCATGAAGGGCAGATCGCCGCCCTCTGCGCCGCGACTTCCCGGCATCAGCCTGCCGGAGTAGCCCCATACCGTCAGGTCATGGGAGAAACTCACCACGTCGCCACGCGTGGCCACATAGCCCTCGATGTCCGTTTCCCAGGTGATGCGCCGGCGGTGCCAGACCTGGGACGCCGCCAACAGGTTCGCCTCACGGCCGGCCATGCCCTCGTTGGTGCAGCCGTCCAGGTCCAGCTGCAGCGGATTGTTCGAGGCGGCCGCGCCTGGCACCGTGACCCGGACCTCGTCCATCTGGTAGTCGCGGGCCGCGTTGGCGAAATTGATCACGATCTCATCGACCGATCCCTCGTTGATGTACGCGACCTCGAAGCTGCCGGCGCGCACGTTGAAGGGGCCGAACATGGCCACCACCGGCTGATTGGCCGCATCCCAGACCACGCCCAGTTTGCCCGCCTGCCAGGTAGGGGAGGCGCGGCCGGCGCGCGCGATGGTTTGCAGCACCTCGGCTGCGCTCATCTTGCGGTCCAGCACCCAGTTGAAGGTGAGCCGCTTCTGCGTGCACCACGCCGCCCAGGCAATGATCGCGTCGTCGTCGACCTGGGCCGCGGTCAGGCCGGCGCCGTAAATGCGCTCTCCGCTGGCCAGACGCTTGCCACGCGCAAACCAGCGGAACCACCACGCAGGATTGCTTGTCTCCTGCATCTCCCACTCGGAGCCTGTCCAGACAGGGCAGCGTGCGCTCGCTATCGCATTGAGCTCATCGATCTGGCCGTTGAGCTGCCCGGTCGCCTTGATGCGCACCGCCAGCCTTGCCTGGCCGGTGTAATCCGCGTCATCGGCCTGGATGACCAAGATCTGGTTGACGGCGACCTCATTGGATTCCCGGGAGTCGTTGATATCGGCCGTCACCTTCATGACCCGCACGTCGTACTGGCCGCGCGGCACGTACCATTTGACTGTGCGCCGTGTCGGTTCTTGCGTTTTGCCGGACAGGCGGACACCAGGCATCCCTGGAGCAATCAGCGGATCGGGCGCAAATCCGTCCCATGGCATCCCCTGCTGATATGGATGCGGGACCCAGCGCCACCTGGCGATATTCCCGAAGCCCCATGTGAACACGTCGCCATCATCGTGGTCTGCCGGATCGGTGCTATCAAACGCAACCTGCTGGCCATCGGCTGTTTGGGCCGACCAGTAGTGCGTGGCGTAGGTGGCGTCAATCGTGCCCTGCTCGATCCATTCGGTGTCGCCGGTCTTGCGGTACTGAACGCGCACATCGACCTGTCGCCGCTCGTAGATGCCGCGGTCATTGATGCGAAACAGCCGGGCAGCCAACTCCACGGCGATGGCGCCGACGTTATCTGCCGTGCGCCTGGACTGCCACCCGTCCGCATGGTTGAGGACGAAGCCCTGCAGCGTGTCCACGTTGCCGGCGATGGCCGGCAGATTGCCGCCGACGCCCGAGCGCTGCGTCTGCACCCCCTCGTAGCGCGAGATGGGCGTGTCGCCTATGCGGATGTCGCTAATCAGGACACTGTTGCCTTGCAGCCCGAAGTGGAAGGCCTGGTTGAGGAACTGATCGGCTCCGACGAACTGGGTATAGGGCGTGCTGGCGAGGTCAGGCACCACACGGTGCTTGCCGAACACCAGGATCATCGGCTCCCACGGCCTGGCGCGATTGCGGCCGCCGGCGATGCTGTACGTGGGGCTGCTCTCGTACTTGGAGCCGGTGCCTAGCTGCGCTGCGGTCGGCTTGGGCGGGGGAATCAGGGCGTTGATCAGGATGGAGCCACCGATCATGACCCCAGCCGAGAGCATCGCGCCGCCCATCGTGACCACGGTCAAGCCATTCACCGTTTGAGTCAGGCCGGCGAGGTACGGAGCCGCTATAGACGCGGCCACCAAGGCGATCATGGCAACAGTGCGTAGTATCTTGCTGCCGCCCCCTCCGCCCTCCATCCGTGCCCGAACGATGATCATGTCGCCCGTCCGGGGAATCAGTCGCTGCCATAGCGCCTCTGGGACCGGCCGGCCGTTGTGCCATACGTTGACCGGCCCGCGGGCGATGCGCACGCCGGTGCGCGCAATGTAGGCACCCAGCGTCTCGCCCGGTAGAAACGGGGCGAAGGACACATCCTTGCCGTCCGGACGTAGAGGGTGAGGCAGGCTGACCAGCGACGGCGCTGTAGGGGCGGTCACTTCCATCGGTAATAGCCTTCCAGTTTCCAGTGCAGGCGCGTCACATCGCGCAGCCGTTGGCGTAGCACCGAGCCGGCAGATTGATCCGCGTGCAATACCCACCACTCGCCGGCGAGCCAACACATGACCCCGATGTGGCAGAGTCTGCCGCGGCCGATAAAAAGCGCAGGACAGCCGTCCACCGGGCGCTCGATGCGCTCAGCCAATTCGTCCCTGTGTTCGAGAATCTGGGCCGCTTGGTCGCGCAGCCCGGTAGCGTGGGATAAGGGAAGGGGGGGCCGCTGTCCAAATATCTCACCCGCCACGCGCGCGGCCAGTGCAGCGCAATCTCCGCCCCCGGGGATATATGGAAGCCCAACGAATCGATCTGACCAGTGCATAATTTCCAGGCGTAAAAAAGCCCGCTCGGGGCGGGCTGGACGGGGTGAGTCGCGTGCTACTGGCAGGTGGTCGGGTTCTCTATCGCGGAGAAGATGGTCCGAATGTCGTGCGCGCTAGACGGCGGCACCGAGTACCCCTTCGCCTCGGTAGTGCTGCCATGCTGCTTTAGATCGACCAGCACCGTTACGCTGGCCGCCACAATAACCGGCGTGACCACCGAGATCACGCCCTCGCTCTTGTTAGTGGGGTTGCGACGAATTCCCGACGTCAATCGGCACTTCTCATCGTGCAGATACAGAGCATGCTCGACCTCATCCAGCGTCAACGGAAAAGTCCGTGTCTCACTCAAGTATTCCGGCTTTCGGATATCGTCCGCCGTCAGATTCTGCAGCGGTGCGCATCCAGCCAGGCAGAGCAGCATCACTATGGCAATACGGCGCATGGCGTTCCCTCATATTGGCGACGGCCGATTATGCATCACCACAGCCCCGGAGCGGTAGACGGATCGTAGCGCACAGTCACCGCAGACTGCATCAGCGTGTTCTGGAAGCCCAGCTGGCCGCTGACCACCATGTTGTTGATCACCAGCTCGGACAGGTCCAAGGTCATATCGAACTCGATCACGTCGGGCTCGCTGCGCAGCACCTGCAGGATGCGGCAACGGGCACCCTTCCCGCCCTGGCTCACCTCCAGCCACTGGGTGAGTTCCCGACCGATGTTGTC